CATGCGGACAGCCTTGGGCGCGGGGGGCTCGTCGAGCTCCTCCTCGACCTCGGGCAGGAGCGCCGCCACCTGGGCGGCCGAAAGCCGGCGCTCCAGGTCGAGCAGCTCCTTTTGACGCTTGAGATAGGCGGCGCGCTTGCGCGAGTGCTCGCGGGCGGCGGCGGCGTCGGCGAAGCCGGCGGCCTCGCGCAGTTCGGCGGCTCCGAGATAGGCCCCGGCGGTGGTGTAGACGTGGACCGGCTCGTCGTGCAGCCGGTCGGGATCGAAGCGCACGACCAGGCGCTCGCCCCGGTGCTGCCCGAGGAAGTCGCCCCAATAGCTGTTCCCGAAGACCCGGACCTCGCCCGTGAGGCGGTCGGCCGTGATCGCCTCGGCCGCCAGAAGGCACATGCGGAGCTGAGCCGCGGTCGCCTTGCGGATCAGGGCGCCCGCGTAGGACGCCTCGAAGGCCTGGTCGAACGATGCGACCCCGCGGCAGACCCGCGTCCGCCGGCCCACCTTGGCGTTGTGGCGGCGGATCACGTCGGCCACCACGCGCTTGAACACGTCGAGCGGGACGGCGCGCGTGGCGTAGTCCTCGGGCTTCGCCTCGGGCTTGTTGCCGGTGTAGGCGCCCTGGAACTCGGGATGCTTGGCCCCGTGGTCGCACAGGTCGCGGAAGGCCCGCTCGATCGGCTTGGACCGGCCGGAATAGGGCCGGGTCCAGTGGATCTCGCACCCGAGGGCCGTCAGGACGCCGACCGGGTCCTCGGCCTTGACCTTGAAGCGGTAGCGGTTGGGCGTCCCGCCCGTGATCCACTTCGAGGCGAAGCCCCGGCCGTTGTCGAGCCACACATGCTCGGGGACGCCGTAGTCGCGGAACACGTCGCCGAAGGCCAGGCGAACCGTGTCGGCCCCTTCGCTGTCGGCCAGCCGCCAGGCCAGGATTTTGTTGGAATAGAGGTCTTGGATCGCGACCATGAGCGGCCGGATCGGCTTGTCCTTGCCGGGCCACTGGACGAACACGTCCCACTTGTGGCCGTCCGCGTTGACCGCTTGGAGCGCCTGGAATTCGGAGCGGTCCCGCACCAGCGGCGGGAACATTCGCTCAAGCTTCTCGTAGCCGTCCCGCGCCAGCACTAGCACGGGCGTCGGGATTTCGCGCTCGATCCGCCGCTTCAGGGTCTTGGCGGAAGGGATGGTCCAGCCGCGGACCTCGGCCACCGAGACCAGTCGCTCGTAACAGCTCTCGAAGGACGGTCGAGCGAGCCGCAGGTAGTCGCCCTTGAGGAACTCCCACGCGTCGGGGTCGCACTCGGCCGTGACCGTCCGCCCCTGGGTCCTGGGCGCCAACGCCGGGAGCCAGTCCCCCCGATCGAGCCCATGCACGAGCTTCTGCCAGTTGTAGACCGTGGCCGCCGAGAACTGGTGCTGAGCGCCTTCACCGGCGCGCGCCTTAGCGCGGTGGATTTCAACCACATGGGTGACCGCGCCCACGGCCGAGTAGCCAGAGACCCTCAAGGCCTCGACCTCCTTCAGCACCTCAAGGCGGAAGCGGGCGAGGTCCTTCTTGGCCTGGGGGAGCGCTTCAAAGGCCTCCCACGCTTCGGAGCGCGCAGCGGCTGGAGCGGCGGGCGCCTCCTGGCTCAAAACGAAGCCGCGGGCCACCAGGGCGGCCACTGCCGGAACAGGGAGGACGCTGTAGTGGTACTCGACGCCCCCACCCTTGCCTTTGCGGGCGCGCGCGAGCTTCGTGCCCGCGGCGTTGGTTCGGGTGGCCCAGCCCTGCTGAGCCGCCCACTCGTTCACCTTCCGTTTCGTGGAAGGCAGGCCGGGGAGCGCCTGCAACGCGAGTTCTTGAGCCGTCCACCAGGCCTTCATGCCTGCCCCCCACGATTGAAGGGGCGCACGCGCGTCGTAAGCTCCCGCTCCACCCGCTGGAGATGCCGAAGCTGAGCGCGGACGTGGCCCAGCTGTGCGAGGGCGAACTCCTCGCCTTGCAGCACGCGGCAGCCAATCCGCTGTGCGAGCGCGTCCAGGGCGTCGGCCCGATGCGTCACCAGGACCAGAGCCAGGAAGCGGGCGACCGAGATGTTGTGCTCGCCCTTCGCCTCGGAGGCGTAGGCGTAGAGCATGTGGCCCGAGACCTCCTCGTCGAGGATCGAGCTCATCGCCGCTGCGATCTCGGCCTGCGACCGCGCGTCTTCCTTGACGATCCGCCCCACTAGGCCGGCGACGAAGCGATCCAGGCCAGCGAGCGCACCGCTGGTCGGCGCGACGGGAGGAGGCGCGTCCAGGGACAGGGATAGCTGTCGCGGGTCGGGCCGTGGGCGACGCTTACTCATCGCTCACCCCCGCGCGCACGGTGACCGACCATCCTTTGGGAAGGTCCGCCTCGGCGAGGTACGCCAGGACGCCTCGGCGGTCCTTGGCGCCCATCCGTCCCCACAGGTCGACGAACTTGGCGAGCAAGCCGCCCTCAGACGGTGCTTTCGCCGACTTCCCGTCCAGCCGCGCTAACGCGTCCGCAACAGACCTTGCAGGGTCTTCCTCGCGGAACATCAACTTGATCACTGCGAGCTGGCGCTCAGGCGGTTGCTTCGCGAGCGCCTCAAGTGCGGCCTGATTGTCGGCCAGTTCGGAGAAGGCGACGCGGTCGACCACTTCTGGCGAGAGCTTGGCCGCGAGTTCGCAGGCGCGCCGCACTGTCCGTTCGCTCAGACCAGTCTTCTCGGCAACGTCGGCCGCGAACGACCAAGTGGCCAAGTTGGCCGCTTGATCGGATCGGCGGTCACCCCCGTGGCGTGCGCCCGGGTTCAACTGCTCGTAGATGCGCTTCCGCTCAGCCAGGAAGCGCGCCCGATCCAAGGCTGTAAGCTCCCGCCGGATCAGGTTCTCGTCGATTTCCCTGAGCCGCCGGTTCGTAGGATCGACCGCGACGACCTCCGCCTTGATCTCGGTCCAGCCGAGGATCTCGGCCGCCCTGTAGCGGTGCCCGCCGGCCGTAAGCTTGTACTTGAACCGGCCGCGGCCTTTGATTGGCGCGACTTCGATCGCGTGGATCAGCCCGCCCTGTTCACGCATCGATGCCGCGAGAACCTGGGCGTGATCTTCGGAAATCGACCGCAGCCGGTCGCTCGTGTCGATTTCCGCCAGGGGAATGAGGGTGCTCAACTGACGCGCTCCCAAACGAAATCTTTGAGGAGGCGGCCCTGGTGGGCGCGCTCCTCGAAGGCGGATTGCAATGCTTGGATTGCGGCGCGCGCGTGCTCCTCGGCGGTGGCGGGATCGGCCTCGCCGGAGACGCTGGCGTCATGGATCAGGGCGCCCAGCACGTCCCCGAGCGCGGCCATGGCCGCGGCCCGAGTGATGGGGTCCCAGGCGTAGCGCGCGAGCGCCGGCATGATGGCGTGGCGTGCGGCCTGGCTCAGGCTCAGGCCGAGTTGCCTCCTGCGGAACTCGCTGATCGGATCGGAAAAGATGCCCCCGGCGGCCATGTCTAGCCGCCCCTCGAACTTAGACGGTGCGCGTCATCCGAAACGTGAGTATCTTGGTCACGTTCGTGACGAGTCTTGGGGGCTGCGCCGGCCTTCGAGCCGTAGCGACTAGGCCAAATTTCTTGGAGGGGCTTGCCGATCTGACGAGCGATGAGCTGATCAGCCCGCGGGGTCTTCTTCCGTAGGGAGTTGCGGCAGGCGCTTTCCGAGAGGTCGTTCTTCAGAGCGAGTTCGGTCAGCGTCGTTCCGGTTTTCCGGACGGCTGCCTTGATGTCCTCGGGATGCCAGTCGGGCTTTCGCCTGCTCACGGGTGTGTCCACTGATCACGTTTGTGACCATAGAACTCCCGTTCGTGAGTCTCGTCAATCGCGTTCGTGACCGCATGGACGACGACCGCCTTATCGACATGGAAGGCTTCGGCCAGCGGCTCCGCGACGCCATCTTCCCGGAGAAGCCGACGGCGTTCGCCAACCGGATCGGCGTCAACCAACCCACGCTTTTCAAATACTTAAAGCCGCCGCCCAACTTCTCTCCGAGCCTGGAGATCATCGCCCGGATCGCAAAGGGGGCAGGATGCTCAATCGACTATCTCGCTACGGGCCGCGGCGACGCGCCGCAGGTGGATGACGAGGTCGTCAAGATCCCCAGGTACGACGTCGCCCTGGCCGCGGGCGCGGGCTCCTGGAATGAGCGCAAGCGGAAGCTGGACGACATCCCATTCACCCGAGCTTTCCTGCTCAACCGGCTATTCCGAACATCCACGAAGGGGCTCGCGGTCGTCACGGCCAAGGGCGATTCCATGGAGCGGACGATCATGGACGGCGCGCTTGTGCTCATCGATGAAGACGACCGGAGCCTTGTCGACGGAGTAATGGCCTTCGTTCTGGACGGCGAAGCGCGGATCAAACGCTTCCGCAAGACGATCCACGGCGTTCAAATTCTCTCCGACAATCCGGCTTACCCGCCGGAGTTGGTCGAAAATTCAGACCTCGATCGAATACAGGTGATCGGACGCGCCAAATGGGTGGGGCAATTGGTGTGAAGACCACATCCGTGATGATCGGCCCGCTAATCGGGCTCACGCTCGTGAGTTGCGACGCGACTCCTACGATGCAGGCCGCGGCTCAGACTGCACCTCCCCCCGTCATCGAGGAGGTGAAGTTCTTGCCGTGCCCGGAACCGGACGTAGGCCGGGCCTGCGAGGCCGATCAGACGTTCACGAAGCGGGATTGGCCGAAGGCGCTGGCCGGTGACTACCAAGCCCAGCGAAATGTTTCCTACATGTTCACCGCCGGCCGACCGTGGGTGGTGGAACGGCCGGTCCAGGGGTGCGCCTGGCGCATGGTCATCATGGCGACCAGGCCGGCGGGCTCAACAATGGCCGACGCTGGCATGTATCGCATCCAGTGCGGGAGGCTCTCCGAGCGCGATCTGGCGGAAGCGAAGAGGGTGGCCAACGCGATCCACCGGCAAATCCACGGCTCTGACCTTCCCGAGCTGCCCCCCGCGGCCTAGATACTTCGGTCCCACTAAGGCGACGCCGCGCCGTCCCATCCGCGCCGAATTATGCTGCGCATTCAAGGGCTTCCCAGTTCTGGGCGAACTGGGACCGCCGAGGCCCGGTTGGCGCGGGCCAGACGCTCGCCTCAGGCCGCCGGGGCGGGGGCTCGGGTTAGCGTCGTGCAATTGCCCTATGGGCGCGTCCTTAGGAGCCAATCCCTTGTCACATCTGGGTTTTCCGCTCGGCGGAATGACGTCCTGAGGGCCTCTTGAAGGCGGGCTCAGGACGCCGTGAGGAGCCGGCCGATTTTCTAGGGGCAAGTGGCCGGCCGGTGTCTAATCGGCCGGAATTTCTAGGCAGCGCGAGTGCGCCCGCCGACCAATTTTTTGGAGGGGAATTCCCTTATGTTAGAGGGACTTGTCCCGATATGTCCCGGACAATCCCTGTCAGTCCCGGTTTCCAAGACCTAGTGTCCCCTCACAACCAGCCAGGGCCGGTCGCGCCGCCGCTCGCGCCCGAGGAAGGCCGGTTCTGGCCGCACACCGACCTGATCGCCTTCCACTACCCCCACCCGGTGACCGGTGTGAGGGGACACTAGGTCTTGGAAACCGGGACTGACAGGGATTGTCCGGGACATATCGGGACA